CAGTGCCCCGCCGCGCCGCCGCCCCCCGGCGGTTTAAAAAGGCATGGGTCCCTCTAAGCTATAAAGTCTTGCTTTCGCGAGGTCTTTATATAACTCAAACTTTTTCTATATAAAACAAAAATGAAAACTGAAATACCTTGTATGAAAAAAAATCGCGGAGAAAATTTTTCGTCTGTAGAAGTCGATACAGTAACTGGGGAGTATGTCATCAAGGTTCCTGAGTGGATTATATCTGAGTTTGGGTGGTATGAGGGCACAGAAATAAACATGGAGGTTGATGGAGATGCTATCGTAGTTACCGAACTGGACTAGTGGACATACGATAGTTCTCATAGTATAATTACCTTTGAATGCATTCACATTTCAAGTTGACCAAATTATGGCAAAAGGATTTACAGTAAAAGCAAAAGCGCCCGCTAAGGGTGAGGGAGGATCTCCTCCTAAGTATGATTATGACAAAGCAAGGGAGATGGTTCGTGGTAAGTCAGTAGTATTCTGTCTTCCTGGGCGTGGAGTATCATACACATATTTGAAGAACTTTGTACAACTTTGTTTTGACATTGTACAAATGGGAGGTAGTATTCAGATCTCTCAAGACTACAGTTCCATGGTGAACTTCGCACGTTGTAAGTGTCTTGGAGCAAACGTACTGCGTGGACCTGATCAGATTCCCTGGGATGGAAAACTGAAGTATGACTGGCAACTGTGGATTGACAGTGATATTGTCTTTAACACAGAGAAGTTCCTTCAATTGGTTCTGATGGACAAGGACATCGCATCTGGTTGGTATTGTACTGAGGATGGACAGACAACCTCTGTAGCACACTGGATGGATGAAGATGACTTCCGTAGTAATGGTGGAGTGATGAATCACGAAACCTTAGAGACCATCAGTAAGCGTAAGAAACCATTCACAGTTGATTATGCAGGTTTCGGATGGTTGCTCATCAAACATGGTGTTTTCGAAAACGAAAAGATCAAGTATCCATGGTTCGCTCCGAAGATGCAAGTCTTTGAGAGTGGTGAAGTTCAGGACATGTGTGGAGAAGATGTGTCATTCTGTCTAGATGCTATCGAAGCAGGATATGAGATTTGGTGTGATCCTAACATCAGAGTTGGTCACGAGAAGTCTCGTATTATCTGATTATGGCTGACAAGTACACAATCCTCATCAAGGGCGAGACTAAGTTCAAGAACTTGACAGAGGAAGAGTATTTTGATATTATGGATGACCTGGCGGTAGAATACTATCAGACAGGTCGTCCGCGTCCCTCGGACATTGAAACTAAAGTTTTTGGAGATTATTCTTAATGGCAATGCGTTCTAAAGTCGGTGTCGTCAAAGACGGGTTTATGCCCGGAAAACCGAAGAAGTCTCGTCAAGGATCGGGAAAGAATACAAAGTACGCCGCGACTTCTCGTAATAATAAGAAGAAAGCATATCGCGGTCAAGGACGATAATACATAGTTTAGATTTGTAAAGACCACATGGCTTGCTTGATTGCTAATCTTCCTTCCCAGGAAGTATGGGTCCGTAAAGAATATTTGACGGATCATCAGTCTGGACATGGTGAGTTTGTAAAGGGCGTTTGGGTATCGGTTAAATCCATACCTGGACGCGCTTTTTATTTTGAAACTTACTTACCAGAATACGCGGCAATGTATGATAAATTGCCGATTAGTGCGTTTGTCTCGGATCCAGAGACTCCTACGCCTGATATGGACCTCCCTAACCTACAGTTTTGGAACTGTATGGACTACGGTGTCGTCAGTGTAGACAAAAAGTTTATTGGTTCAATGGATTTTGAGTGTTACACTCGCGATCATGGTAATGTAAAGGGGACTTATGTCTGTACGATTGACAACTATCATCATGATCCAGACTACGTAGACTGGGCGACGAGTGAAAATCCTGCCGAACACAAGTCTCATAACCTAATTGAACTTGAAAATGGGCAGTATGCTCTCTATCCAAACAATAGATTACGTATCTTTGATAATAGTCTGACACCTGTAGAACCTAAAATGCCTGATTTTAAGGTTTCTACTCAGTATTATCAAGTTGAAAACGGTTACAAGCGTCTCGGTATGGGTCGTGAAGATGAATACTTCTGGAAAACGGCAGACGAGCGCGAAAATAAATACACTGAATCACCCAAAGAGGACTAAAATGTCAGCAGAAGATATGAAAGAACTGTGGGGTGCACCAAATATCATGTCAGATTATTGGTCTAAACCACACAAAACCGAAGATCCAGAGGAAAGAGTGATTCAAGAAGTTTATGGTGACCCTGCTACCATAAATAAAGTCAAGAAAACTACTGACCAATGGCAATTTCACGGGAATCAAGAGCATTTAGAGACATAAGTCTGTCTTTTGACCCACATCCTGTGACAAAAGACTTGCCAATTTTGAAGAACGCAAGAGCAATCACGCGATCTGTTCAAAATTTGGTACAGACGATCCCTACAGAAAGGTTTTTTCAACCACTTTTAGGATCTGATGTACGGGCAAGTCTTTTTGATTTTGTTGATTTTGCCACTGCAAGCGTAATTGAAGAGCAAATCATCACCACAATTGATAATTTTGAACCTAGAGTTGCAAATGTGCAGGTTGATGTAGATCCTCAACCAGATAATAACACATTCAATGTTACTATCTTTTATGATATTGTTGGTCAGGACTTTCCTACTCAAGAATTTTCATTTTTGCTAGAGGCAACAAGGTAATATGCCTTTTACTAAATTTACAAATCTAGATTTTGACCAAATTAGGTCCCAAATCAAAGACTATCTCCGTGCAAACTCTACGTTTACGGACTTTGATTTTGAGGGATCTAATTTTTCTGTCTTAATTGACACGTTAGCGTATAATACTTACATTACTGCCTATAACTCAAACATGATTGTGAACGAATCCTTCTTGGATTCGGCAACTTTGAGGGAAAATGTTGTTTCTTTGGCAAGAAATATTGGTTATGTACCTCGCTCCAGAAGCGCCGCTAAGGCGCGTGTTAATCTGACGGTACAAACCACAAGCACATCACCTACAATGACCTTAGAGGCGGGTCTGGTGTGCGTAGGAAGCGTCAATGAGAGTCAATTTGTCTTCTCAGTTCCGGAAGATGTCACTACTACAATCAATTCTGGAACTGCTAAGTTCAATGACCTCGATGTTTGTCAAGGAACCTACTTAAAAAAACAATTTGTTGTTGATGGATCGTTAGATCAACGCTTTATTTTACAAAATCCCTTCATTGATACCTCAACAATCGTTGTGAAAGTCAAGGGAGCATCTGATTCTGGTGAAGGAAGAGAATATGAGCTTGCTCAGAACATTTTAAACCTGAATAAGAATTCTGAAATCTATCTTTTACAAGAAGTTCAAGACGAAAGATACGAACTTCTCTTTGGTGACGGATATTTTGGCAAAAAATTAGAAAATGGCGCAATAATTACCGTTTCTTACATCACTACAGACGGTATTGATGGAAATGGAGCGAAAAATTTCGCATATTCTGGAAGAGTTACCGATAATCTTGGAAATGTGATTGTTCCAAGTAGTGATGTTACGATTTCAACCACCACAAAGGCACAAAATGGTGGAGAAATTGAAAGTATTGACTCAATTAAGTATTTTGCACCAAGAATTTACTCATCACAGTACCGTGCAGTCACCGCTCGTGACTATGAAGCAATAATTCAGTCAATTTACCCTAATACAGAGTCCGTTTCCGTTGTTGGTGGTGAAGAATTGGACCCACCTGAGTTTGGAAACGTTATTATTAGTATCAAACCTAAAATGGGCGACTTTGTTTCGGATTTTGACAAAGAATCGATCGCCACAAAACTCAAAAATTACTCTTTGTCGGGCATAAACCAAAAAATTGTTGATCTTAAGGTACTTTTTGTTGAAATTGACTCAGCAGTATATTACAATAACGCAAAGGTTTCAAATGTCAATGATCTGAAGTCAAAAGTTTCATCAACATTGAATACTTTTGCTACAGCAAACATTAATCAGTTTGGTGGACGCTTCAAATACAGTAAATTGTGCCAAACCATTGATAGCACTGATAGTGCTATTACTTCTAACATTACCAGAGTTAGAATTAGAAGAAATCTGAAAACTTTAATCAATACTTCTGCACAATATGAACTTTGCTACGGAAATAAATTCCGTATGGATAAAAACGGATTCAATATCAAGAGCACAGGATTTGGACTCTCTGGAAGAAGTGGAACATTCTTTTTTACCGATACTCCAGGAGAAAATGGTAAAGGAACTATTTCTGTTGTTAAAGAAAGAAATGCTGAGGGTGAATATGAGGTTGTAATCAAGTCGGCAGGAACGGTTGATTATGTGAAGGGTGAAATTTTGCTGAATACAATCACATTTTCTTCAACAGTTAAAGAAAATAACATTGTTGAGATTCAAGCAGTCCCTGATTCAAACGATGTTATTGGTTTGAAAGACCTTTATCTATCTTTCTCGGTTGCTGATAGTGAGATAAATATGGTTAAAGATACTATTACATCTGGCGAACAGATCTCTGGCGTCGGTTATAAAGTTACTTCAAGTTACCTAAACGGAGAA